CAGCTCCAAGTATAGTTTTGAATTAGGGTTCTGGAACCCTACGTGCAGCTGGTTTGTCAGCCCGCCTGGTGCGGCCATTGATAGGAAGTCGGTTGTAGCATGGCGTCCATACACAGTCGACCGGCATCCATTTATCAATGTTGTCAAGGTCAACATGTTGTGGAGATCCGCGTTTCCGCCTCGTGAGCTTAATTCACGGTACTTATCTAGCAGTGATGTCACCTCTCCTGGCAACAGCGTGCCAAGGAGCGGACGCTCGAAATCGATTGCCTGTCTTCGCTGGACCACATAGCAGAAGAACTCTCTTTGCAGGAAGTGGACTCGACGACCACTGGTCGAGTCATCCACGGTGCCCATCTTCTGCCCTGACCCCTTCGCCGCTTCGTCCATGCGCTCAATCGCGTCCACCACGTCCTCGGTTCCCGGGTTGAACAGTACGAAGCAATCGTCACCCCATACAGTCCTATACAGCTGCTTGATGCCCGTCTTGTCCTGCACTAGATTTAGCAGACCCGCTGTCTCTATCGAGTTAGTCACCGCCGTGGTCAGAGCGCCCGAAGGCTGCGTGTCGATATTCAGTATCTGCGCGGGTGCGCCCGGTATTTGCACTCCAAACCAAGACGCGTCCCACGACTCCAGCATGTCCGTCACCATTTGGGAGTACGTTGCCTTGTATTCATGCATGAACTCCTCGGAGCTGTAGTTGCCAAGAACTTCCTGAATGACGCTACGCAGTTGTCGCCTATGCGCCGCACCGATGTGCTGATCGAGGGAGCTTGCATCCATGGCAGCCACTACCAGTGATGGGTCCTCGATGCATTGTATCGAGATGTTGATGCTATGTACATCGTCCTTGACTGGTATGCCTGTGTGATTTGCAAGCGCATAATCACTGTTCCCATACATGAATCCCTTGATTGACTCATAGATACGCTGCTGCAGTGACTGCATGGGCCATGGAATATTATAGATGTAACGTAGTTTACGCGCCGGTACTGAACGCAATCCTATCGGTAATGGCTGCGCGGGGCTGGCCTTCATCTTTAGGTACGCTTCAGACATGTGCAAACTTGCCAGCAAGTGGATCATGTCCTTGCTGTTGGACGAGAAGCCCTCTTTCACTTCATCGCTTGGCTTCCCCGTTGCCAGTCCACGTTTGAACTTTGTACGCACCCGGTCACCTCCACCCGACTTAGAGTTGGACAGCAGTCGCATCTCTCGCTGCATTTCCTCTATACTTGGCGGCAGCGTATGCTGAATTGCCTTCAGCATTATTTCACGTCGGTATGGATCTGCCTCTTGCGCGCCATGCACATCTATTCCCTGCACCAGCAGTCGTTGGACATTCGATGTGTAACCAACCACGGGCAAGCTGGCGAGGCAGGAACGTGAGTACCCCTCGCCTGACCCTGCACTTGCGAGATGCGTGAGCACATCTAGCAGCTGTTTATTAAACATCGTTACTGCATAGAACTTCATGCGCTCATCCGTTCCCTTGTATTCGTTGTACAGCCCCATAAGCGCCTCCTCTATGTCGGGCAATAACTTCGAAATGGCCATGGCGGTAGCGCTACTATCGATCGGGGCACCTCTTCGATCGAGGTTTGCTTCCAGTAGCTTCACTGCATAGTCATCAACGAATCTGATGCGCTTGACGGGCGGGTCATACGGCATGGACGTCCCCAGCGGTATCTGCTGCGTTGGTACGTCCATATACATATCTGATGATAGCAGCCGCTGCATACGAACCACAACCTTCGCTAGTTTCCGGCCCAGCCGTCCGGGCTCGCATCCCAGATACCCTAGCACTGACTCATAGTACGTGCTCATTCCAGCCAGATGGTTTGACCCGCATGTCTCCACCGCGTATGAGTAGCATAGGAACATGCGTATTGGGCCTGCCGTCGTAAGGGCTGCACTCTGCAACGGGCATCCCGATGTGCTGGTCTCCACGAAGGGCATCTGCGTTTCGGCAACCCGCTCTCCGCCTACGCGACGACCTAGTACGCCTGCTGACCATTCAGCTAGGCCTTCGGTCTTGATCCTTGGGTATCCAACGTCTGTTGCCGATACATACTTGTACTTGCGGGGCTTCCTCCATGCGCCAAAGAACTGTGGTACCACACATTTCTTGTTCGCGATCCACGATTCCAGTAGCGTCTCTGCTTTGACCGTCTCCTTGCGTGACGCTAAACGAGGGCAGGTTCTCGCCCCCCATTCGCAAGCAAGGTAGAGTGTGCCTACCAGGAGGGGAAAGCCTCCCTTGCGGCGCGCCTCTGGCCATGACAACTTCATGCGCTCAAAAAGTGTTGTCCACGCCAGGTAAGATGACGCTAGTGTGAATGGCAGGTGACGCCGTGCCTCACCATACCTCGCGACCCAGCTCTCTGTGTGACTAATGCCGTAGTTTGGGTTGATTCCCGCTGGCTCTGATTGAGAGCGTGGCGTCAGCAGGAGTGGCACCCCACGTACACTACACGACTTACCCTCCTCGATAATGACGGGCGAGTCGTCGATTGCATCAATGAATGCGCTCTTGACGTCATCGGGGCTGATGCCCTCAGCATCCGCCGGCGGCGGGGTATACCCATATGAATGGTATACGCCAGCTGATG